CTTCGGCCAGCACGCTGGCCATCGGCTGCGCGTCGACCACCGCGCGGTCTGCAAAGCCTGCCGAGGCCTCCCTGTCGTAGATCAACCGCAGGCCAGCCACCGGCGCGCCCATGTCGATGCCGCCGCGCCACCAGGTGGCGCTGGCGTTGCCGAGCCGGGCCTTGGCGGCCTGGCTCAGTCGGGCTTCGAGGGCGGAAAACGACACGGCGGGCGCTCCAGCAGCAAACGCTTCAGGCCGGGGTGTTGTTGAGCAACACGTTCACGCTGGTGGTGCTGGCAGCAGCCGGAGCTGCGGCCGAACCGGCCAGCGTGTTGCCAGCCGAGGTAAGCGTCATGCGGCTGTTGGCGGCGTCCCAGTAAACCAGAGCGCCCTGGGTCATGTTGTCGGTGCTCAACTTGGGCACCGTGAAGACGCCGCAGATCTGCACCGAGCCGGTGGCGCCGGTGGCAATGTTGGCGAGGGCAACGCCGAAGCGGGTGCCGATCAGCACACCAGCGCCCGAGGCGATGGCGGCACCGGCGTTGGTGAAGTCAAGCACCCTGCCGGGCTGAACAAAACGGGTGGTCATGAGGTTTCTCCTGTGGGGGTGTTTGGGTTGTCAGGCTCAGACCGCGCCGCCACGGTGGGCGGCTGGTCTGATGGGCCTATCAGGCACCGGCGTTGGTGACAGCGCCGCGCCAGTCGTGACCGGCCACGCCGTAGTCCAGCCGAACCTTCAGCTTGCCACCGTCGGTGTCAAAGGCCTGGGCGGTTTCGAGGTATGGGGTTTCCACACCGTCCAGGAATGCCACCTCGATCGCGGCCGACTCGCTGGCATCGGCCAGCAGGTGGTAGCGGGTGCCGCTCATGCGCGGGGTGTCCACGATGTCGCGCACAATCCCGCGCACCTTGTTGGGCACCTGGAATTTGCTGCTGACTTCGGTGTCGTATTCCGCATCCACCACCACGCGGGCGTTGCCACCCATGCCGATGGGGCACAGCAGCACGGCGGGGCGCAGGTCCAGGAAGTCGTTGTTGGAAACATCGCGCTGCTGCGCCATCAGCACACGCATGGCGTCGAGGCGGGTCACGCTGATGGCACCAGCGGTGCCGTCGATGTTGTTGTGGGTGGCGTGGAACAGCGGCTGGCCGTCTTGCATCGTTGGGCCGGCGCCGCTGTTGGAAGCCAACAGGGCGTACACGTCCACTTCCACCGTGCGGGCCGCAGCGCGGCCGGCGGCGGCGGCCTGGTCGGTCAGGGCGCCCAGGTCGTCGTTGATGATGGCTTCGCGGCTGATGTTCAGGATGAAGCCTTTGGTGGACGCAGCGATCTGCGACTTTTCACCGTCAGGAATCGCCACGCTCTTGTACTCGCCCAGCTCGTTTTTGGGCTGCAGGTTGCCCAGCGAGCCCACGCGGTAACGGTTGTGCGCGCGGAAGTCGCTCACGGTGCCGCGCTTGCAGAAGCGGCTCCAGGTGAGGGCCTGCAGGGCGTAGGCCATCAGCAGGGTTTTGTTCATGGTGTTTTCCAGCAGGATCGGGAAGTCCGAGCCCGACTGGGTGAACGATGCGGCCACCATGGCTCGCTTGTCGGCAAACTGGCGGGTGTCCACACCGGCGGCCTGCAGCGAGGCTTCGGCCAGGGCCAGCAGGGTGCGGCCACGGTAGGGGTTGGCACCGGCTTCGGCGACCATTTTGGTGTCGGCCTTGCCTGCGCGGATCAGCATGGCGCTGACCATGGCGTCGCGGCGCTTGTCGGCCTCGTCGGCCACGGTGACCACGCGGCCACCGGCCACGGGCTCAGCACCTTGGCCCAGGCGGGCGAGGATGCGCTGGCCAGCCAGGTCGGCGGTCACGTTGTGATCGTTTTCCAGCGTGGCGATGAACTCGCCCATCCCGGATTGCGACATGAAAGGCTGGCCCATCGCGCGGATGGCCTGGCGGCGTGCGCCGTCAGCGGCGAGCACCGCAACAGCGTCGACCACTGGGGCGGTCGTGGTTTGGGTTGCGGCAGGGTTCGGGGTGGCCGCCGTTGGGTTGACCGTCTGGGTCATGGGGATCTCCTGAGGGGAAGTGGCAGAAGCCACGGGGGTGATTGCGGCAGCCGCCGCGGCTTGCGGGCGGGCGCGCAGCAGGGCTGCAGGCACGTCCTTGAAACGGGAAAGGTCGAAACGGGCCGAGGCTTGCGCGCCGTCGTCGTTGACGGCGCCCACCGCGTCCACATAGCCTTCGGCCAGGGCTTCGGCGGCGGTGAACCAGTGGTCTTTGCCGTCGCTCAGCAGGGCCAGCACGTCGTCGGCGCTTTTGCCGCTCTTGCTGGCGTAGCTGGTGGCCACCGCGCGGGAATGGGTGTCCAGCATGTCGGCCGCTTCGCGCAGATCAACCGCATTGCCCCACACCCCGGTCAGGGGCGCGTGAATCATCATCAGCGCGTTTTCGGCGATGGTCACCTTGTCGCCAGCCATGGCGATCAGGCTGGCGATGCTGGCGGCCAGGCCGTCGATCTGCACGTCGATGGTGGCCGTGTGGCGCTTCATGGCGTTGTGGATGGCCACTCCGTCGTGCACGCTGCCACCGTAGCTGTTGATGCGCACGGTGATCTGGTCGGCCTGCAGGGCGTTTATGTCTTTGACGAACTGCGAAGCGGTGACGCTCTCGCCCCACCAACTGTCGCCGATGTCGCCATAGATCAGAATTTCAGCCGAGGCCTGAACACCCTGCACCGCTGACGCCATGGGCGTTTTGGCATGGATGGCATACCAGGGCTTGGCGGGCGGCTGTTGGGGTTTGGCGGCTTCGGTCATGGTTGCCAATGTCGCCCGATGGCTGTCCGGTTTTTAAGCAAGAAACCGGACTTTTTGAGGGTCCGGTTTCTTTGTGGCTTTGATGCTTGGTTACTGCGCTGCAGCGGCCTCGCGTGGGTCGGTAGGCGGCGCGTCTTCGGTGGCGGCCATGGCCTTGGCGAGCACGTGGGCGGCATCGCTGTTGAAGACCAGCGGCGCGTCTTTGCCGTTCACTTCGTTGCGGAAGTTGCGCACCTGCTCCAGCAGATCGCGCGGGTTCACGCCGCGCTTGCGCAACACCTCCACCTCGCTGGCAAAACCGGCTTGCACCAGCGTCACCCAGGCGTTGGCCTCTTTCAGCGGGTCGATCCATGGCATGCTCTGGGCGATGTAGAGCGCGTCGTCCCAGGTGTCTGGCATGAGGTCTGTGGGCATAGGCACCACGCCGCTCAGGTGGCAGGCCATCACGAATTTGCTGTAAGACGGCTCCACGTCCATGCACACAAATTCGTCGGTGAGGGTGGCGTAATTCACCCAGCTTTCCACCAGCTCCTGGCGCTGGGCGCTGAACGTGCCGTCGTAGCTCTTGGCAATGCTGCTGTAGCTCGCGCCCACGCCGGCCGCCGTGGCGCGAAGCTGGCCCTGTCGGAACGTGACCACGTTGGGGTTGGGGCGCTTGCTGTCGATCAGGCCGATTTCTTCGCCCACGCCCAGTCCGTCGATGATGGTGCCGGGCGCCATGCTGAACTGGCGCGGCATGGGCAGCCCGGTGGCGGGGTCGGTGGCCACGGTGGTAGCGTCGAAGCCTTCGGGGCCGCTGCTTTTTTTGATGTACGCGGTGAGCGCGGCGGCCACCTTGGCAGCGATGCGCTCGCTGTCTTCGTACTCTTTGATGTCCTGCAGCCGGTTGAACACGCTGGCAAATTCGCTGATGCCGCGCATTTGCCCGATGCGATCGCGCCGCGCTAGGTGGGTGATGCGGTCGAAGCTCACGCGCTTCATGCCCGCTTTGCCACCGGCCAGGGTGGTGCTTTCTTTGGGGTTGCCTTTGTAGACCCACACCGCCAGCGGCTGGCCCCATGCGTTGCGCTCAATGCCTTGCACCAGCGTGTCGCCGTCGTTCAGGTCGAGCGGCACAAAGTCGGCTTCAAACACTTCTTGGCTGTAGGGCACGCGGCTGAAGTGCTGCAGGCCGGGCGTCGGGCCAATGAGGTGCTGGGTGAACACCTCGCCATCGCGCAGCCAGGCGTTGGCCTTCATGCGTTGGAGCTGGCTTTCAGAGAACACGCCGGTTACCTCGGGCTTGCGGCACCATTTGGTGCGGGCAGCGCGCAGGGCTTCGGCATACTCTTTGTGGATGGTGCCGTCTTTGCGGCGGGGTTGCGGCTCCACACCGATGCCGCTGGGGCCTACGGTGTTGTTCACCAGCGTCTTTAGGATGCCGCGCCCGATGTCGCCGTTGCGCTCCATGTGGCGGGCCTGGGCGCGCAGGGCGGCGGCGCCCTGGCTCACGATGCCGTTGGGGCCCAGGCCGTCGGTGGCGAACTGGCGCATGCGCCCCGGCTGGCTGGCTTCGTGGGCGCGGCTGCTGGCCGAAATTTGCCGCAGCACGGAGCGGGCGCCAAAGCGGCGCAAACCGGCTTCGGGGTTGAACCACGACACCACGCGGTCAACGGCATTCAGGGTGGGTTTGCTGGCCATGGGCTGGTTTCTCAGTGAGGGCCAAAGCTGGCCACGCCGTATCTGATGCCACCCAGCGTAGGAACACGGTTGGCAGCAGCCTGAAGATCGGCCACCTTGCGCTCCCATTCCTGGCGGCCGGCGCGGATTTGCTGCAGGTCTTCACTGCGCCAGGTGCGGTCGGCGCCACCGTTGGGTGGGCTGTAGCGCACCTCTTTGCCCTGTAGCACGGCCTCTTCGGCGGCGACGTATTGGGCCAGGGTGAGCTGGGCTTGGGCGAGGGTTGTCATGCTCGGAATGTCCGTTCAAACCTGTCCGGTTTTTAAGCAAGAAACCGGACTTTNNTGCGGCGGCCTACGATCTCGTACAGGCGGGTTCGCTTGATGTTGAACTCCCGGCAGCACTCGGCCGCGTTCTGGCCGTTGAACTTGGCGCGAATGGCGGCGTCGCGCACGCTTTTGTCCATGGCTGGCACGTAGATGCGCCGGGCACCGTGGCGCAGGCGGAAGCGATCGACCAGCTTGCGGGCCATTTGGGAGGCCAAAGCCTCGGGCACACCGCAGCCCAGGCGCAGGTCTTCGGTGAACTCGGCCACCAGCAGCATGGCGTCGTCTTCGCGCTGGCCAGGGGTTCTGTGGTCTTTGGGTTCGGGGCGTTGCTGGATCATGGTGGTTTTTGCAGGTGGTGGGTGGTCAGGTGAAGCCGCGGCTGAGCCAGTCGGCCGGGGCAAATGCG